ATCACCAAAATTATCTAGTGACCACATACCAGGTTCTAATACCAAGTCACCTGATGCAGCTTCACCCCAAGCAATAAAATCTGTTGTATTTGTTATGGTCGCTCCATCACTATGTGATGCAGCAGTTGTATTTCTTGCACCTCTTTCTACACCTGTTAATGTGTTACCTGATACACCTGTATATTTTATATCTTCTGTTCCTATTCTTATAAAACTATTTCCAGAACTAGGAAACTGAGAAGCATCTGTTAATACGACTGTAGTTGTTGAGGCATCAATCGCACCATTTAATGTTGTTGTTATAGCATTAGATGCTTCACCACCCCAAGAACTAAGACCCCAACCAAAACCTTTTTCTTGAACAGCAGATCCAACCGTATAATAATGTTGTACTCTAATACCTCCCGACTCTGTAGCTCCTGATCCAGACTCGTTTGATGGCATGGTTATTTTAATTTGTGTATTATTAGGAACACTTGTAACCATAAATTTTTTGTTATCAAAATCTGATGCACCAAAATTAGATCCTGTTATTGTAGTAAAGTTGTCTAGTAAAACAATATCTTGTGGATTGATTGTATGACCACTAGGAAAATTTATTGTAACAACGGCTGATCCGTTGTCCGTGCTAAATGCACCTGTAAGTGTGGTTGTAGATTTAATTGGGTGTATGTCATAAAATACACCTCCTGAATAAGCGTATAAAATTCTATTGGTGCCTATGATAGCATATCTTCTACCTAAACTATTGACAAAATGATGAAGACCTCTACACGCACCTGTCAATTCATTTTCATTTAAAGTTCCTAATTGATTCCAACCCCCCATTTTTTCTGGAATACCATACCTAAATCTAACATTATCACAATCAATCCATTGACCTTCTGCCTGGGTTGCTGTGAGTTGTTTATTAATACCTGGTTGAAATCCTATTTTCTGTAACATAACACATCATTATAGCAGATTATAGGCTATTTCAACAGGCTAAAAATATCGTCCATTTTCTCCATAGTGCAGATCTCCATGTTAATAGAGAGTCTTAGCTCTTTTGATCTAACGTTTATAGGGTTATGCCAAAGCCACCCTGGAAATATGTACAGCTCATTTGTTCTGGGTGTTATCTTTAATATATCTTTTCGTTTACTTTTAAATTCTATTTCACCACCTTCCATGTCTTTAGGTATATGCAAATAATAAACTGAGTTTATACTAGATGACAAAATATGATTATGCCAATTAACAGAGGGTATAAAGTCTTTATTAGAAGCAACAGCAAAGCAATGATCAAAATTATTTGAACGAAATGAAAAAGGGTTTAAATGTTTTTTAGCTATGTTTACAAAATTTTGATACAGTTTTTTTGTAAAAGTATCTTTTTTAAGAACATAGTTATTATCCCATTCAGCTCGTTTTATTTGATTTATAACATTACGTCGAACTCTAGCTTGTTCTCCCTTTTTAAAATCATAAAAATTTTCAATCCTGACAATTGGAAAGTCTTTCATTACTTAGGTACTTTTTGTTCTACTCTTTTAAATTTTGATGGTAGTCCTAAGTGTGGTCTTCTATCTAAAGCATTTACTTCGGCTCCTGGAGTTTTAACGTCGTTGTAATGTAAAAACACTTGTGCACAATAATTACCTGTATAAGATTCTCTCCAGTGTTCTAACAAATCACCTCGATAAACTAACATATCACCTGGATTTAAATCTACTTTAACACCTTTAGATTTAGAAGGCATATATTTTCCAGTTGTTTCATTGTAATAACCCTCCTCCTCTTTTGGATTAATATATATGGGCCACTTATGGTCACCACCTAAATTAAGTGTAGTAGATATTTCACAGCTAAACCTATCTTTGTGTCTTCGTAATTCATCTTTTACTTTATAGATTCTTGTGTAAGAATAATTTTCATATAATTTAGTGCCTGTAACTTTTTCCATTTTAGGTTTTAATGCCGTTAACAATGTTTCCATAGCAATATCTCCATAGTGAGAATACGTTCCAGGAACTTGTGGATCTCTCCACGTACCCCAATCAGTGTTAAACTCAGACAAATATTGTGTAGTCATAAATGTTTGCAACACTTTTCTTTTTAACAAAATATAGTTTTTTAAATACTCTGCCATACTGGGGTCTATGGCTTTTTTAATTACAGTGTATTTATTTTTTTTCCAATTCATGATTTATTGATAGTTGAAATTTATTAATACTCTAATTTTTTTATTTGTGCAAGTTGTGCCATAATGTCTTTGATTTGCTTTAAACAATACGATTGTATTTTCTTTTGAGTTTACAAATTTATCTGAACCATGTCTTCCTCCATTGTGAAAATAAGTGTAACCATTATTTGTGTTAATATATAAGATGGCTGCTTTGTAATCTTCTTCTTGATCTACATGTGCTTCAAATTTATGTATTCTAAATGTTCGTGGTACCAAATTAGCTTTTACTCTTATTAATTTTTTTACCTTTAATTTTTGTAAAATAGGTTCTATTAAATTATACGCGCCAGAATTAATTTTGCCGTCAGAAAAAAATGTATGAGTTAGTTGATAATTATTTAAATCATCTTTGCCTTCTTTATCAACTTTGGTATTATTGTAATACCATGGAAAATTTGGACTTAACATAGGGTCTCTTAAACTTTTAAAATCTTCTTTATTTAAAAAATTATTTTTTGTTTTTATCATTTTGTAATATTATTTCTATAGCATCGTATGTTTGAAGAGCAGTCCAATTACCCTCTTCGTGATTATGAAAAGATCTACACATAAAAAAATAATCATAATCAAATTTTAATATTTCTTTTATATCTAATTTAATATCTAGAACGTCATTATTCAATAAGACAAAGTCTTTTCGCCAATCTTGATATCTATTAAAAACAGAATTATAATTAGCTATCCAAGTGCACCCAGTAATTTTACCACTTCTCATGTAGTGCCCTAACCAATTACCTGACAAGAAACCAGCCTCTAAAGGTTCAGATGGTATATATTGTATATCGTGATGGTGATCTACGTTTACACAATACACAGGTTCATTTAATTCATCGACAATTTTATTTATTTCTCTATGTGATTGTGCAACAACTATCTTTTTAAATTTATTCTTTTTAATGATAGGGACTAAATTTTCTAATAAATCTTTAGCATCTCTCGGAGAGCCTACCCAATCTATATCTATTGATAATAAATTTTTTACCATGATGCTCTGTAATTAAATGCTATCGAAACTCTTTGTTTGTTTGATTTGTTGTGTTTAACATAATGTATTAGATAACCTGGAAAGATAACAACTTTACCAGTTTTAGGAACTATGTCCCAAGTAAAAGAATTATAGTTATTCCAACTCTCTACCATTTCATCGTGTATCACGTATTGTAATTTAGAGTTAGGATTTAAAAGTTGTAAGTTACCACATCCTTCTTGTGCATAAGGAAAATAAACTATGGCCAGATCAGCTGTTGGGTGTTGATGTGGCATAGAAATATTATAAGAACCATAATCATTAATCCATGCATCTATACAAATTTGTTTTGTGTTTTGTTTATATTGTAAAAGTTTGTGTGCTTCGTTAGCTATTTTATTTACTTGATCAAACACCTCATTAAATTCTGTTACTAATTTTGGATTATGAAATATATTTTTTTGTTTGTAGTCATCAGCAGTTTCTAATGCATCAGCGCATTTGTCTGTGACCCTATCGTGATCTAAATTTAATTCTTTCTCTATCACAAAAGAAGAAAAAATATTATTTATCTTTTGGTCCTTCATTTCTTAAATAACCTGTAAGTAACTTTCTAACTGCCTGTAAATTAAAATGCACAAATCTATAATCATCAACACCAGAATCTACGGTAAAACCATGATTTAAATATGCAGGAAAAAATATCATTGTTCCAGGTTTAGGCTTATAATGTATAAGAGGACTAGCCATTGATACATTTGCTTTATCTTTTAATGGTAAGTCACTCATAGTTTTTGCAATTCTAGGATCGTTAAAAAATGGCACTGATGTTCTATTACTACATTTTAAAAAATAAAAACCTGAAATATGATTATCATAATGAATGTGTCCTTCGTGGTGTCCGCCACCTTTTTTAGAAAACTCTTGTACCCATAACTCTGTCCACATTAATTCGTATTGTGATAAATCATAGCCAAACCAGTCTAAACAATTCCAACTGGTAGAACCAATATAATCTGTAAACTCTTTTAAATCAGGATCTCCTATCATACTCGATGAATGATGAGACATGGTTATATCTCCAACTTTCTTTTTCCATTCTTTTTCTCTTTGTTTTATAATTTTTTCATTATTTTTTTTAGCGTTTTTTATATATCTATCGCAAACTTTATTTACATCTTTAACAAATTCTGGAACCTCAATATGAAAAATAGGTGATTGAAAATAAATAGATGTTTGAAGAGTATCTGTTTTAGCCATATTACCAAACCCAACTTACGAATGAGTATCGAGTTCCTTTCTTTATACTATTTACTTTGTGAGCATACATAAAATTACTAGGAAACATTACGACGTCTCCTTGTTTTAGTTTTATCGTTTTATCTTTCCACATTACAAATTCACCTCCATTGTAATTATCATTTAATACTCCAACAATACTTAATATTGGTATACCCTTTGTATGACCATCAAATATATTATGAATGTGATCACAATGCATATTAAAATTTTGACCTTTAGAATATTTGTTAACTCGTATTGGTGTATAACCATTCCAACCTGCATACCAAGGCATACGTAATTGTTTTATATATTTACCTATAACATTATATAGTTTGTCCATAATAATTTGTTTAGATGGAAATTCTTCAAAAGACATGTCAGCTTCTTTATCTATAGAAAAAGTTCTGTCGCCTTTAGGGTTATGATATTGTCCCTTTTCAAATTCTGTATCATCTAATTCTTTTATAGCTTTATTACAAATGCTTTTACTAAGCATGGGATATACTTTTATGTAGTCAGTTAATTTACTCATTATTTAAATGGTTTTCCTAATGCCCAGATTACCAATGAATATCTTGTTCCTTTCGTAACTGGTTTAACTCTATGCCACAAATGTGACGGAAATATGATGACGCTTCCTCTAGGTTTAAAATGTTTGTCTGTGTTTAATACTAACTTTGGATCTTGTGTCATTCTAGGTTGTACTTCTAATCGACCACCTTTGTAATCTTTTGGATCAGATAGTTGCACTATGCCAGAAACTTTTCTTGTTTTACCGTGAAAATTTGGATTGTTAGGAGTGTCATATGGCTCAGGAAAAGGATCATGGTGCCAATTATAAAATTGGTTTAATTTATATTTTGTAAATTGCATAGGTTCAAAAAAATCAAATTCAAAATTCCAACCTGCGTTTTCATTTGCCATATGAAAAAAAGGTTGTATCTCTTCGTATATCCATCTATCTTCTAACCAAACAACATTAGAGTCTCTATGTTTTTTTAAATCTTTTAATTCTTTTTTAGTAATAGAATCAGATATTCCTTCATTGTTTAATTTTTTCTTAGTTCTTTTTTTAACTTGTTTTGAAGTGTCACCAGTTACAGCGACTAATTCTTTTTTTGAGTTCGCATGTTGTATTACATCATTACAAAATCTATTACCTAATCTACTTGTAAAATACCAGTATGCGTTTTTTAAATTCATATTAAATCTATTGCGATTGAAAACCTTTTAATTTTTTTAGGAGAGTATGGTTGTGAGTGTGTTTTACTTGCATCAAATACCAATAAAGAATTTTCAGGACATTTGGTAGATGTAATTTTGTCATAATTATATTTCTCATTTCTAAATATAGTTCCTAAACTATCAGGATTTTTTAAAAAGTAAACAGCAGATATTATAGATGTTGGGTGTGTATGCCAATTTATTATATCTCCTTCTGAATAATTAGCCCAAGAATATTGTATAGACATATCTTTAAAATATTTTTTCATAATTTTATTATAGAAGTGTTGTGTTTCAGGGTGCGTATGCAAATTCATCGGTGTCTGCAAACCAGGAACATTGTCATTCCAATATTTAACTTTTGTTTTTACAAATCGCAATAATCTTTTGCGTTCTTTTTTTTCTAATATATTCTTATACAATTTCATTTTTAAACGCCTCTGGTTTATATGTCCACGGGTTAAGTAATAATACTTTTCTAGTCCCTTTAAACGATTCAACTGAATGGTGCAACCCAGGATCAAATATAACTAATCTATTAGATTTAGGTTTTATCAAATCTCCGGCTAATATTAATTCACCCCCTTTTAATTTTTTTACATCTGCATAAAATACTAAAGAACAAATAGGATATTTTAGTTTACCAGTTTTTTTGAAATAACCTTCATCTTTATCTACATGTGGATTGCATTGAGTATTGTTTTGGCTCCACTCTTCAAAACCTTTGTATTTACTAAAGTCATATGTTTTAGCAGCTTCAACTAAAAAAACATTTCTACGATAATCAATTTCAGCCCACCTAACAGGTATATTGCCTTTTAGGGTATCAAAAATTTTTATAATTGTTTTATAATTTTTTTTAGATAAAAAATTATCTATAACTCTAAAACTCATTTGTGCCTACCTAGATAATCTGTTGGCATTATTTGAAAGTCACAATTAAAAGCAATAACAGTTTTTCTTTTATTTGTATTGTTAATAGGTGCTCGGTGTAACATGTAAGATGGAAAAAATAATATATCTCCTTCTTTTACATTTACTTTTGTTTTAACTTTAAACTCTGTAATTAATTCTTTGCTTGGTAATTCTAAAAAATAAATTGCAGATAAATTAGATTGTGGGTGAGTATGCCAATGATGATTATTGTTTTTTGAATACTGATTGTACCAACCATTATGTATTCTCCAAGTATTACAACCAAAGTCTTCTGCAGTATCTGTCATTAAATCCGACACCTCTTGATAAAATAAATCTAAATATTTTCTTTCTGCATTTACTGGTAAAGACCAATCCGATTTAACAAAAGATTTATCAGATTTAAAATGCGATGGCATTTTATTAATTAATGATAACAACTTCTTTTTTAAAGTCTTATGCTTTCTAAATTTCTTGACCCACATAGGTAAGTCAATATAGCAAATTTTAGTTTACAGTCAATGTTCCAGAAACTGTAAATGTAGCAACAGAATGACCACCAACACAAGTAACTTGGTTAGTTCCTGGTGATACACTTAATGGGTGTCCTGCAGGTGATCTTACAACTACAATACCTGATCCACCTCTTGATCCATATTTAGATCGTCCATCTGGGTTCATGTATGTAGGGGCTCCATAAGACGTAGGTCCTCCAGTACCTCCGCCACCACCGCCTCCGGTGTTTGCTGTTCCTGAATAAGCTACTTCACTTGGGGCTCCACCAGCGCCGGCTCCGCCGCCACCAGCTCCTCCAGCTCCCGGACTAACACCCGGATAACCTCTATCTGTACCAGAACCTCCGCCACCAGCGTAAGATACATCTGATCCTGTAATTGTATTTGGTGCTCCATCTCCACCAGCTACACCTGGGTATCCAGATCCACTTGCTCCAGATGCTGTAGCACCACCACCGGCACCACCACCTCTGTTGTCAGGGTTTCCTCCACTTCCACCACTATTTCCTTCTGGTGGTGAGAAACCTCCAGCATTACCAGATCCTCCTGGTCTTTTTGGAGCTTTTGCACTAGGCCAACCTCCAGAACCTGATCCTCCAGGTCCTCCTCTTCTTCCATTATTATTGTTCCAAGGATTACCACAAGATGCATTTAATGGATAACCACCACCTGATGCTTGAATTAAAACGGTACATCCTTGTTTAATTGATGATACGTTTCCATAACCTTCTCCAGATCCATCTGGCGGACTAGCACATGGTACAGGATAAGCTGTACCACAAGCATTTCCACCTCCAGCTCCAACTGTAATTGTATAAGTTGAAGATGAACAAACTGTTAATGCACATCCTTGTAATGGTGAAGGTCCAAAACCAGAAGCTCTATAACCTCCAGCTCCGCCACCACCAAAATTAGCTCCAGCTCCGCCACCAGCTACTACTAAATAATTTAATGTTACTGATTGTATAACCGTACCATCTGGCCAGTTACCACCTTCTTTTGCATCAAATTGTTGAGACAAAGGCCAGTTACCTCTGTTGTTATTTAATTCTTTTGTAAGGACTACTCCAGATCCTCCGTTTCCTCCTCGGCCTCCATAACAAGGTCCGAAACCGATTCCACCACCGCCACCACCAGTGTTGTCTGTTCCATTGTTTCCGACCGTTGAAGGGCTAGGCACGGTTGTTGGGCCTCCTGCTCCTCCTCCGCCAGGTCCTGCAGCTCCTGCAGTTCCTCCGTTTCTAGAGCCACCGCCACCACCTCCAGCGAATACTGAACATGTTGGTCCTATGTTTCCAAAAGTTGAACTTACGTCTAAACCTGCTCCTCCGGCCCCTCCAACATTAGTTGCAGGTGCTGGTGATCCAGCAGCAGATTTTCCACCACCGCCTCCACCTGAGTGTTGAGCAGGACTTGGTTGTCCTTGTGCTGTTCCACCATCATTACCTTGACCAGAGATTCCTGATCCTGCAGATGGTCCAGATCCTCCAGTAGTAGTTGCTCCCTGGCCACCGCCTGATCCTCCAGGTGCTCCTGATCCGCATGCTGGTGTTGGTCCATTAGCGTTATTACCGCCAGCTCCACCACCAGTCGTGCATATTGCGATTGCTGTTCCAGGTGCGAAAGCTGATGCACCTCCATTTGTACCTCTAGTAGTAACATCAGGATAAGTTTCTGCTGTACCACCGCCACCAACTACAATTGCGTATGGAGTACTACCACATACTTGAACATTTTCTCTAATAATCATACCTCCACCGCCACCACCGGCTCCAGCTTGTGATCCAGATCCTCCACCTGCAACAACGGTTGCATGAAGTAATTTAGTTCCAGCACCAGTTGTTAATGTTGCAGTTGATGTTGTTTGTGTAATTTTATCTTTTCCAAAAGAGGCACAATTGTTTATACCAATCATTCCTCCCTTACGATTATTTAATCTATTATTCTTTTTTATTGCTACCATGGGTTACCCTCCCGTAGCATTCCAAGAAGAAGTCTCAGGATCCCAAACGTGTTGAGAATTTTCTTCTCCAAAGCCTATCCATTGTTGATTTGCTTCACTCCATTCTACTCTGTAAGTAGCTGGATTTCCATCTGAATGAGTATATTGACATTGATCCATTGTAGGCACAGGAATAGGTGCCTCCCATCTCCAATCTGTTGTATTTAATGTCCAAGATGCAAATGGTTGTTGTCCATAAAACACATCATTAACAGGATCATATACTGCACCTTTTCCTGCATATCTACATCTAAATTTACCATTGTAAGAAGTTTGTTTCCAAATACCACCACCAAAAAGTTTTTTACAATGAAACTCTCCATCTTCGTGCTTGTCGTGTTGTTCTAATGTACCATTAGCTGCAGGTACATCGTTTCCGATAACCACAACTCTTTTAACAATATATTTTTCGTCAGATGTGAAGCCTGAAGGATCGGTTTTTAGTTCTAATTCAGCAAAGTGTGCCATGATTTATAAAACCTCCTACGCGTCGTCTATCTCTTCATATGATACAAAATAAGATAAATCGTCTGCTGCACTAGCTGTGAATGCTAGTATATCAGTTTCATCTAAGTAGATTGGTGATTCTAAAAAATTTAATGTTGCATCAGCTGGAACACTAATTGTGTTTGCAAGTTTCACATAGTTTGATCCATCATCAACACTAATTTCAATTGTGATATCGGCAGCGTTTGTTCCATCTATATTTGATATTAAGATTGTATTTACTTTTACTAGTTTATCTGCTGCTACATCAATAGCAGTTGTTCTAGAGGTATTCGCTAAAGTTGCAGTAGCGTTTTTACCGTTTATCGATGTTACGTTTACTATATTTGGTGTTGCCATAATTTATACTCCTTTTAACCGAAAACGATTGCCATTGCAATACTTTTTCCTGTTGTTGCTACTGACGCTCCATTTGCTTGAATTGTACCTGTACCTTTTGGCACTAGGTTTATACTAATATTTGAATCATCACCAGTGGCTGAAATAGAGGGATTATTGCCCGTAGCAGCGTTTGTAATGTCCAATTGATTAACAGCTGATGCAGTTGTTTGGAATATAAGTTGTTCATTTCCGTTTTCATCACCTATAAAATGAGCATCATCTATTAAAATATTATGTGAATTAGTATCTAAATTACCACCTAATTGTGGTGTTGTATCTTCTGAAATTTCTGTAAGACCTAAAGCTATTTCTACAATATCAGGATTAGTTCCATCATTAGCTTTTGCAACGATTAACTTATCTCCTTTATCTGTAGCAGAAAAAGTTACAGAACTTCCTGATCCTGTTACATATTTAAATTGAACCGTGTATGCACCGGAACTAGAATTTCTTAATAAATAAAAATTTTGTACATCAAGAGGTATTGTAACAACTGCATTACCAGATAATGAACCTGTAAATTCTATTGCTCTGTGTGCAAGAGTTGCACCAGTTGATCCATCAGAAACTGCAAGATCCACCGTTCCACCACTTGTTAATGCTTGTTGTGTAAAACCACCAGCTATTTGTTCAATAACTTGTAGGTTAGTATTAGTTTTTGTTCCCCATGTACCGGCGTTTTCACCAGTTGCTTGAAGTTCTATACCTAATGGTGTGTATGTTGAAGCCATTTTTTTCTCCTATGCAACGTCACTATAAGTTATATTGGTACCTGTGTCAACATCTTGATAAGCTTGAATTCCAAATCCTGTAGAAATACCAAATCCTGCTACAGAAGTTGTTGCTGAAACACCCGTTAATCCCATAATATCCGCAGGAGTTAAAGATCCCACAGAAGCTGTACTAGAAACACCTGTTAATCCCATAACATCTGCAGGAGATAAAGATCCTATAGCACTTGTCGCTGACACTCCGGTTACACTAATAGTTGGATTACTATTTGTGTTAGCTGTTCCAAGTGATGTTGTTGCAGAAACACCTGTAACTCCCATAACATCTGCTGGAGATATAGATCCAACACTTGATGTTGCTGATTGTCCAGTTAATCCTACTATTTGTCCTGCAATATCAATTGAACCTACAGAAGATGTTAAAGCTTGACCTGTTAATGTTGCAGTTATATCTCCTATAATTGTAGGAGATCCAACACTTGTTGTTGCAGATTGACCTGTTAATCCAAGTATGTCTCCAACAACTAATGATCCAACACTTGTTGTTGCTGATTGACCATCTAATAATACATCACCTGCGATACCCCAAGCGTTTTCATTCCATGGTTGTCTACCCCAACCAGTATTTATTTCTGTTGAAACAGATACAGATCCAAGAGATGAAGTTAAACCAAAACCTGTTGGAGTAATAGTTTCATCACCCATATCTCCCCAAGAACCTGAAGAGTCCCAATTTTTTGCACCCCAACCAAGAGTAAATTCATTAGCTACTCCATATCTACCGGCACCCCAAGCACCTACGTCCCAACCTTCACTAGGAGTATAAGCTGTTCCACCCATTCCTGAGTGATTTGTGCAATAATAATATAAAGTTGGAGCATCACTTGCTACCGTTATTTCTGTATACGCTCCAGCACTACCTGGTGTTCCATTTGTAGTTACACCGGTTGTATACTCACTTCCGCCTGAGTGTGTTCCGTTGCTGGTTGTAGAAAATCTTAATGGGTGACTACCATTTGAAGAATCAGATTGATCAAATCTATATGTATTGCCTTCAACTAGATAAGCATCAGCTTGTGTAACTCCATCGAGTTGATATTTGTTACCACCATATACGTAAGCGACTGTGACTGTGAAAGTTCGAGTAACGGACATCCGTCGTTACCTCACTATGCTATTCTAATGATAGCGTTTGATGCGTCTGCTGTTGGGAATTGAATTGTAAAAGTTCCACTTGTTACTGTTTTGTCACCACCAAATGCGATAACTGCAACGGCTTTATCAGATTGCGTATCATTGTATATTAATGCACCGTTTGCTGTGAATGTTGCACTGGTGAAACTTACATCTGCAAAATCACAAACTGCAGTTGAAGAATCTAATACTGGTGTAACACTTGTTAACGTTGCACCTCCTGCAGAGTATGCAGATCCAGATGTATTTGATATTTCGTTTGTTGTTGAATAAGCAGTTGTACTTGCCCCTAAAGATGCGGAACTTGTATATAAAGCTATTTTAAAAGTATGACCGCTTGATGCAGTAAAGTTATGTGTTCCAACTAAAATTTCTTGTTTGAAACTATTACAAATTGCCGATGATATAGCCATAATTTAATCTCCTACGGGTTTGCTGAGTTTACTGGTATACGAACAGCGCCATCAGTGTAGTCGTCTCTTCGTCTTCTACCAACTTGCTCATTAGCAAACTTTTGTACTTCTTGTTTATACTTATTTTCGTATAGTGTCAACATATCTATTGGACCTTTTAAAAATCCATAAGCCTCTGATAGACAGCAATATAACAGCCCATTTGGAAAATTAAGACTAATGTAATTAGTATCGTTATTTTCTAATAAAGCAGGCATTATATTAAAATGAACTCTAAAATTATATGCTTGGTCTGGAGTTGGAGCAAAAATTATACGCCCAGATGTAGTATCAGATTCCCCTGTAGCACCACCATACATGGCATAGTATTTAGGTTTGCCTCTTTTTGCAGACTCAGTTGAGGGCACATATTCTTGTAAGTATGTATAATCTTTTTTTTCTAAATAATCATTATCTCCAGTTAGAGCGGTTGTTGAATCATAAACTTGTATACTTCTTATAAATAAACATCCTGCAGGAGCATTAACTTGATTTTGTCCTACAACCAGTGAACCTGTTTGTTGTTTTCTATCTGCATCAATTGGCACATCTCTAAAAATTCTATACTGCGCATTTAAAATTATATTTTCTAAAACAGCATCTGTTAAAACATTTGAGTCTGTTTCAGTATAACTTCTTATTTGTGTTTTTAATCCTGATGCACTTAATCCTGCCATTATTTTCCTTTGTGTTTATTTAAAATTTTTTGTTGTTTAGCTGTTAAAGTAGCAACAATTTGCTTTCTTGCTTTAAACCAACTTTTAATTTTATTTATAATTTTTTTAATCATGCACTTAATGTTACTGGTCCTGCAGACACAGTTGGTCCTCCTGAATCCTCTGTTACACTTGGGGTTACTCCCAAATCAAAGGTATATTTATCTGTTGTTGTAACCGTTATAGCAAATCCTGAAGAATTTTCATAGACAGAAAAATCTACTCCACCAGGACTACCTTGAACATTTCTAAATCTAATGGTATCTCCTGTAGTTCTACCATGATTTATCTCCGTAACCGTAATTGTTTGAGATCCTGAAGTAATAGCAAAAGGATTATTACCTAACATAACTGCAACAGCAGGTTCTGTTCTATCTACTCTTACATGTCTTAATGCAATACCATCTGCATTTTGTGGTTTTGGCTCCAATTGTGGTTGCTTTGGTTCAAACTCAGATACATGAACAAACGATCCATTCCATTCTCTAACCATTTCTCTGTATGGAAACTCTAAGCCAGATCTGTCTGATATTGCTTTTGCGTATTTACCTGTTGCGTATTTTGACATTATGCTCCTGGATAATAAGTTTTAGGTGTTATGTGCGTGCTAGAAGCAGAACCATCTTCTGCTAACGCTCTTGCAAATTCATCTTCATAAGCAAGTTTCATAGGTTGAATTAATTGTGGTTGATACTTTTGTGCTAAATAATATGCAAGTCCTGATACCATGCAAGGCACAAATCTAAATGGTACATCTGTTGCATTTGTATAATCACCAATATCTTGAATTCTTTTGATATAATAAATATGCATATCTTTAGATGCATTAGTTGAATCTGGAGTTGGATAAACTTGAATACTAACGTGATCTATAAATCTTTGTACAAAATATTGATTAGGTGTACCTTTAGAAAGTTTATTTGAAAAACCACCATAAGTTGATCTATCAACTTTAGTCATGGGTGAATCTGATTGTGTTGTTTGAGTTCTATTAGATCTTAATTGTGCTTCAAGGACATCGGACATTCCGTAAATTCCATTTGTGGGTGTAGTTGTTGCTGAAGTCCCATCATCACTTGATCTAAAAAATTTATATTCAGCTTGGCCTTCAATCATATCAATATTGGTTTCTGCTATTTCCCAATAATGAATACCTCTATTACCCCACTCTTGGAACAAGATATTAAGAGATCTTCGAGCTGATTTCATTTGATAACCAGCTACGGAATTTAATCCAATACGTTCAAAAGACTCTTCTATTATTTCATCAATAGAAAAAGTTTTATCAAACGTTGTTGTT